AATGCGATGGGATATGCTTCTGCTGTTAAGGTAGAAGAAGGAATTTATTTTGTAAATGGATATTTTGTAAGAAATGCAGAAGAACTTCTTATAATTGACAAGTATTATAACAAACCATCTGCAAAGGTAGGTTTTAAGATTACAGAGAGTATTGTTACAGCAGAGGAAGATGAATCTCTATATGACAATGCTATTGGATCAAGTAACTATAGTGCTCCAGGTGCTAATAGGTTAAGGATTGTCCTTTCTCTGGTAAAATATAATTTAGATGCGGTAACAGATAAGAATTTCATTCAGATTCTTACTATAAAGAAAGGATCTGTACAAAGTCAAATAGTACAAACAGACTACTCTCTTCTTGAACAGACATTAGCAAGAAGGACTTATGATGAGTCTGGAGATTATGTTGTTGAAGATTTTTCAGTTGATGTTAGAGAGTATTATCAAAAAGATGGCAATTTAGGTGTATATCCTTTAGATGAGTTTGGTTCAGTTAATGGATTATCTCCTGATGATGCAGGTAATCATTTATTAGCTAGTGTTAGTTCTGGTAAAGCATATGTAAAAGGTTTTGAAATTGTCAATAAAGAAACAAAGTATCTTCCAATTTCCAAAGCAAGAAATACACTTGATAGATCTGATATTCGTTTAAAAACTTCTGGACTTCCTACTTATAGAGTAACTAACACATATGGAAGTACTCCTTTAAATGCAGATGGAAGTGAATTGTCAGCATATCCAAATGTGTATCTATCTTCTGTTTTTAATGATGGAACAATTGGATTAAATGGATCTGAATCTGATACTGATTCTAAACAAACTATATCTCGTAGAGGATCATATTTTGATCAAAACCAAGGTGTTAAAACTATCTACGTTAAAGTAGAAGATGGACAAGATACTTTTCCAGCCGTAAATTTAAGTTCTCTAAATGGTTCTGCTACTGGTATTGCAACATTCACCAATGATGGTGCTGCTGATGGATCCAGAACTGCTGGAACATATAATGGTGTTGCTAGTGCTGCCACAAGTGGAAGTGGAAGTGGAGCAACATTTGATGTTGTTGTAGCAGCAGATGGAACCCCTACAGTGACGTTAAAAGAGGAAGGTACTGGTTATGCTGCTACAAACACTTTAACTATCTCTGACGCTAATTTAGGAGGTGGTGGAGGTGCTGCTATAACTGTTACTGTTTCTACTACAACTGGTACAGACGCAACAGATACATTTGATAAGAGATTAACTGCATTATCAAAACTTTGGTGGGTACAATCAAGAAATTCTAGTGGTGTTCCTAACACACCAAATGAGATTGATGTTATTGGATATTCTGAAGTTTCTAGACCTGCTTTAGACGATCCAACAGCGAATGCTGAGACTTACTTAGAATTAACAATAACTGGAGATAAAAACCTTCTTGATAATTATTTTACAGAGTATGATGGAAACAATTCATCAGATGCTGGAAAAAATGAATTGTTTAGAACTAGAGTAGATGTTGAGAACGATTCAAATAGATTTGGAGTAATAAGAGATTATAATGAAACTATCACTCCATTAATAGGTATTGCTAAACCAAGTAACTTTACTTTAGTTGAAAGAGGAACAGGGTTTAATACAGATCTTGATATTGTTCTTTCTAAAGGAAGAAAGGATGATGGAACTGCTGTTTATAACAGTATCTTTGGTTTATCTTATTTTGATCCTCAATTCTTTACAAAGATTCTTTTAGATGATTCAATTGAAACATCTGGTGGATTTGGGTCTGGAAAATATATCTATGGTATTGAGAGTGGTGCTTATGGTATTGTAGAAGGAAGTGGATCTTATAGTAAGAATAAAACCTTAATGGTTAAAACACTATTTGGTAACTTTAAATCTGGTGAGATTATTAGAGATGAAGATAACAATTCTGTAAGGATTGCTAATGATAATACCATCTCTCATTTTATTGTTACTTTCAAAGGTGTTGGATATGAAAGTACTGGATGTTCAGTAAAGATTGATGGTATTGATTATGATTCATCAAAAATTGAACTTGACATTAATACTGCTAAAGAAGTTTTACAATTAAAAATATTAAGTAGAGAATCTGTTAATATTCAGTATTCTAGACCTCCTTCTATTATTATCAATCAGAAAGAAGGTATGGCTGCACCAACTAAAGCAGCAAAGATTACTCCTGTTCTTGTTAGAAATGCAGTAACTACCTATACTCCACAGAATGTTAAATCATTCTACTCAGAATTTGGTTCTGGTAATAGTAATATATTTACTTCTGATATTGAAATAAACAAAGAATCATATGCAGATGTTATTCCAGTAACAAACTTTACATTTAGTGGTACTAAAGGAAACAAATATATTGAATGTAATGGATTTGGTGGTGATAGTACAAAGGTACTACAGCAAGGAGATATAGTACAGTTTTCTGATACTACTGATACAATTATCAGATGTATAGTTCAATATCCTACAGAATCTTCTGGTGTATTAAAATCAAGAATATATTTTGATAGAGCATTACCTGAGAATGTAAGTAATACTAGTGTTGTTAGAATACGTCCTTCAATAGATAATCCAAACCAAGGAACACTACTATACAAGACAGGAACAAATGAAGTTTCTTCTATTGTAGCAAGTAGTGAAGATTCTAAGATTGTTTATTATGTAAGAAGAGATTTTGTAACATTAGGTAACAGTAGTGGTGGTAGTATTACGTTTACTGCTCAGTTACCATATGGAACACAAAGATTTGTCTCATTTAGTGAATCAAATTTCTTAATCACTATATTAGATCCAGGTAATACAACAGGAGTAGCAAAGGGTGATTTGGTATATGTTACTTCTGATCAAGTAAGTATTTCAGCATCAACAGATTCAACTAGTGGATTAACATCTGGAAGTGTTGTATTAACTCTACCTGATACTTTCTTTGGATCTATGAGTGGAGGAACAACATACCCTACTCTTAAATTAAGTGCTACATTAGAAGTTACTAAAGCAAAACCAAGACTTAAGACAGCTGTTCGTAATAAGAGAATAGTTGTTGTTTCTCCAGGAGATAAAGTTATACCTTTCCGTGGTAGAGACTATGATACTAATAGTGTAGAAACCTATACTTATGCTGATGCTTTTAAACTTAGATATGTTTACGAAGGTTCTACACAGGATGCTCCAACTGTAGATGCTGCTGGTAATCTTGTTACTGGTACTGATATAACAAATAGATATACATTTGATGATGGTCAAAGAGACACTGTTTATGATGTTTCTAGAATTATTCTAAAACCAGGTTTTGATGCACCCACAGGACAACTTTTAGTTGCTTTTGATTACTTTGATCACACTCAAGGTGATTTCTGTACGGTTGATTCTTATTTGCATGAAGCAGGTGTTGGTGTTAGTGAAGTTCCATCATACAATTCTCCTGCATTAGGAAAAGTAGCGTTAACTGATGTTTTAGACTTTAGACCAAAAGTTGATAATAATGCAATTATCTCTGGTTATCAAGATAATGCATTACTCGCTTCAACTTCTAATAGGTTGTTTAATGGTGGTGGTGGAGTTGTTTCAAGTACACCTGCACCAGATTCTAATCTTGAATATACATTCTCATTCTCACAAACTCAATATCTTAATAGAATTGATGGATTGTTCTTAGATAAGAAAGGTAATTTCCATGTTAAAGAAGGTAATTCTTCTTTGAATCCATCTAAACCAGATCCTATTAAGGATGCTATTGCTTTGTGTTATATGTACATTCCAGCATATACACAATCAAATAAAGATGTAAGAATAGTTCCCGTTGACCATAAACGCTATACAATGCGTGACATTGGTAAGTTAGAAAAACGTATTGAGAGACTAGAATATTACACTACGTTAAGCATCCTTGAACAACAAGCATTAAATATGCAAGTTATTGATGGGTCTGGTAATAATAAATTTAAGAGTGGTTTCATTGTAGACAATTTTGAGACTCATAAGATTGGATCTTTACAGTCAGTTGATTATAAATGTGCTGTTGATACACAACAATCTGTTTTAAGACCTCAATCTAAGGAAGATTCATTTAATTTAGAAGAGATTAATACAAGAGATGACCAGAGAACTACTGCTGGTTATGTAAAGAATAGTAACTGTGTTACTTTACCATATTCAGAATTAGAATTAGTTGGTAATAGTTTTGCTACTAATACAATTAACCCTAATCCATTTGTAGTATTACAGTATGCTGGTGATTCATTTATTGGACCTAATGTAGATTCTTGGTATGATAATACTGTTGCACCATTAGTGACTGATAATAATACAAACTTATATTCAATTTTCTTAGCAAAAGATAATATTAAGGATGCATTCTCTAGTCTTTATAATTCATATAAGGTTAATTGGATAGGTGCTAATAGATCATTCTTTAATATTGAGTCATTTGCTGATACAAATAGTAATGTATCAACTTCAAGTGTTACTAGTGCTTCTGTTTCTAGTTCATCAAACGTAAGTCCTGACAATAATGAGATTGGAAAAGGACTTTCTACTAAAGGAGTTGGATCTAATGTTGTAGCTACTTCTTTATCATTCTTTGCTAGGAGTGTTCCTGTTAATTATGTAATTAATCGTCTTAAGCCTAATACAAGAATATATCCATTTATGGAAGGTCAGGATATTTCTCGTTGGGTCAATTCCGATTCTAAGTATACAGGTATTGCTGGTAGTTCACTTTCTTCCTTTAATAGTCCTATTATAACAGATGAGAATGGTAATGCTAGTGGTATTATTTTAATTCCTGCTGGACAACCACCTAGAGAAAATAGTGTTTGGTCTGGAGATGCTGATAATTTAGATTATGATACTAGTTCTAGTGAAATTAGATTTACTACTGGTGTAAAGACTATTAGATTCACATCAAGTTCTACAGATGCTAATAAGGATACAGTAGAAACATATGCAGAAGTTAAGTACTATGCAACTGGTCTTCTACCTGAGAATCCTTCTTCTATTGTATCTACATCACCTGCATTCTTTAAGGCAAATGAAGGTACACAGGTAACAGATAGTAATACAGAGAATCCAGTTAAACCAAATCCACTTGCTCAAACATTTACTATTGAGGGATTTGATGGTGGTGTATTTACTACTAGTGTTGATCTATTCTTCTCAACTAAGAGTGAAAATATTCCAATTAGAGTATATCTAACTGATATTCAAAATGGAAAACCAGGTAAGAACATTATACCTGGAACACAAAAGGTTCTTAATCCTGACACATATTTAAGAGTTCTTGCTAGTGATGCATTGAGTGTAACTAAAGGTGAAAAAGTAACAGGAGTATCATCTAATGCTTCTGGTCCTGTTTCACGTGTATTTGATAGAAATAATATTGAACTTACTCCATCATCAACTGGTGTATTTTCTTTAACTAATGATCAAATTTATACATTAGTTTTAGATAACCATAATGGTTCTTCATTCAAGCAAGATGAAACATTATCAGTTCCTTCAATAATTGCTGCTAATAATGCAGGTAATACAAATAATACTCTTAAGATAGCAAAAGATTCTGGTAGAGTAACTGGTCTGTCAGTTAATAATACTGGTGTAGCATATGATTCTGCAATCATAACTATTGAAAGTCCACAACTACCTGGTGGTGGCGGTGCTACTGCTATAGTAAGAGTTTCAGGTGGTAAGGTTTACCATGCTGATCTTATTCTATCTGGTTCTGAGTATACAGAACCTCCAGCAGTTATTATACGTGGTACAGGTACAGGTAATTCTGGTGCTGTAATTGAGTCTTCAATTACTATTGATACACCAGCAGTTCGTATGGGTATTGCTGTTGATCATGATGATGTAACTAATTCTACAACTCCAACTAACTTCAAGTTTGATTATCCTGTATACCTACAGAATGATACTGAGTATGCTCTTGTTCTTGAGACAGATTCTATTGATTACCTTGTATGGTCATCTAAGTTAGGTGATACAGAAGTGGCCACTAGCACAACTGTCACAACACAACCTGCTTTAGGTTCTCTCTTCAAGTCTCAGAATACTAATGCTTGGACAGAGGATCTATTTGAAGATCTTAAGTTTAGTTTACATCGTGCAGAATTTGATATTTCTAGAACAGCAGAACTTCTTCTTACAAATGAAGATCTTGGATATGAAAAACTTGATGCTTCTCCTATAGAGACTAATACTAATTCTGCTGCTAGTGCTACATCAACTCTATTCAAAAATAATAGATCAGTAATCAAAGTTAATCATTCTGATAATGGATTTAGTAATGATGGAGAATCATATGTTTATTTCAAAGGTTCTATAGACATTGGTGGTTTATCTTCAACTGAATTAAATGATACCTTGTATCAAGTTATTAATACTGGTGTTGATCATTACAATATAGATTCTGTCAATAAAGCAACTACAAGTGCTTTTGGTGGTGGATCATCTGTATATGCAACTTATAATAGAAAGTTTGAAAAAATTCATGCAATAGTTCCTAGTCTATCATTTGCACAGACTAAGATAGATAGTTTTGTTAAGACAACTAATGTTGCACCAATTGATGATAATATTGGTACATTTACATCATATAGTCAGACAGCAGATTATGAGAAAACATTTTTAAATGAAGATTTCTTCTTTATCAATCAAAAAATTATTGCATCAAGAATTAACGAATCAATTAATAATATTGATAGATCATTAACATATAAGGTTAATCTTTCAAGTACTTCTTCTCATTTATCTCCAATAATTGATTTATCTAAAGCATCTATTAAAACTATTTCTAATAGAGTTGAGAATGCTTCTGGACAAGAAGATAGATTTGGTAGAAGAGACCAAGTTTTAGAATTCTATCCTGTCTGGACATTTAGTGTAACAAATGGCACAGGAACTGCTATCACTAGTGGACAAAGAATTACAGGTAATAATACTAATTCTTCTGGTATTATTTTAAAAGTTGATGGATCTACTTTAGTTGTAAGAGTAGATACTGTTAATGTTTTTGTTCAGGGAGAAGCATTATCTTTTGCTAATCAAACTACATTGAGTGGAAATGTTACTGTTACTAACAGTCAAGGTAATGTATCACAAATTGTTCCTACAATACCAAATGAATCTTCACCACAATCAACTGTGTATGTTAGAGATTCTACTCAGTTAGATGAGAACTATGATAATATTATAAGTGGTACAGTTGTACTATGGAATGAGAATAATAAGATCCTAACAGTTATTAACGATAAGAAACCTATCAATAACAATTACACTGCTACAGCAACTAGTCATCAAGACTATAATAGAATAGCAGTTGGAAGTGGAACACAAATTTCTGATGTAATTCGTGTTGGTGATATCATTGGGTGGACTGGACAAACTGCTGGTGAAGAAAATTATGTGATGGTTTCTAAAGTAAATTATAGTAATGGAATTGATTTTGTTTCTGATATTCAATCTAAAGGAACATCTAGTGCTGCTTCATATATAACTAAGGAAGTTTCTATTGAAAATCCTGCAACTGGAATAGATGTTAGATTAACTGCTAACACTGTTGATGTTAAGAATATTGAAGTCTTATATAGACTTAAAAAGTCTTCTTCTGAAGAGAATTTCAATGATGTTGAGTGGCAATATTTCAATGGTACTGGTCTTCCAGATGTTGATATAATTTCAACTGCTGAGAATTCTATTAGTGGAATTACTGAGAAGCAAAATTCTTATCAAGAATTATCATACAGTGTAGATAATCTTCCTGAGTTCTCATCATTTGCAATTAAGGTCGTAATGAAAACATCAAACCCTGCATTTGTACCGAAGATCCAAGATCTACGGGCTGTAGCATCATACTAAAGGATCCCCATCATGCCA